GACGTTTTTCATTTTCAGAAAGTGCATCTGAATTGTCTTCAGTTTCACCTGTGTTGTCTCCAGTGGCGTCACTGTTATCGTCTTTGCCATCTGTGTTTTTATCAGTAATACCTGTGTTTTTATCAGTAACTATTGTGTTGTTTTTAGTTTGATTTTCTAAGTCTTGTAATTCTGTTTTTGACTCTTCAATTGTTTTAGCAAAATCAACATAACTCTTGGTGCCGTTTTCAATGCCTGCTTTACTTTTGTCAAATGCTCTATCAAATGCTTCAAAGGCATTTAATGGATCTAGTATTGCCGCACCAAGTCCTGAGAAAGTTGCCACAGCATTGTCTTTGAAACTTGTTAGTCCGTTTATTGCGCCATTTACAAATCCTTGAATGGCTCCTAGTGCTCCAATCTTAAAGTTTAGGAATGCTTTTTGTGCTGATAATAAAACAGCATCAAAATCAAGTCCACCGTTCATCAACTTTTTTGCCCCCACTGCTAAAGCACCAAAAGCAATAGTTGCACCTACTATTCCTGCGATTAAAGGAGACATTACGAATAGTAGAGCCCCAATTGCCGCCACCGCACCAATACCTATTATTGGTATTAGGACGTCTAAATTGTTTGCAAGCCCTAAGATAGTTTCTGATAACACTCCACCAAATCCACTGGCGTCTAGGAATTCTTTACCAAACACTTTGAAATTGTTGCTTAGGACTGTTAGTGCTTGTCCAACTGTAACACTTGTCTTGCCAAATGTGGTGTTTAATTCTTCTGTGGCACTAATTAATGCTCTCGAAACAAGTTCAGCATTCAATAGACCTTTGGTTGAATATTCTCTTAGTTGACCTCTAGTGATGCCAAGTTTGTTTGCTAAGATATCTAGTAATGGTGGAACTGCTTCTGTTAAACTTCTAAATTCATCACCACGTAGTGTGCCTGATGCTAGGGCCTGACTAAACTGTAGAATGGCCGCCGCCGCCTCTTGACCACCAGCACCTGAGATTGCCAATACCTTGTTGAAGTTTTCTGTAACCTGTAGGACTTCTTGTGTATTAAGTCCAACATTCTTACCAGCCAACGCCAACTTGGTAAACAAGTCAACAGTTTCATTTAATGGTGCTCTTGTGCCATTGGCAATATCAACTAATTCATAGAAACGTTCATTTAACTCAGCCATACCTGTGGTGGTAAGTTTTAATCTGTTTTCTATGTTTTGGATATTTGAAACAAAGTCAAGTAGGGCTTTGCCACTTAGAGCCGCAATAAAACCAGCAACCGCAGTTCCAACACTTTTGAAACCTTTGCTTACTCGTCCTGTTGATTTTTCAATTTTGCCTAGGTTAGTGTTGACTTTTCCAAGTCCTGAACTTGTTTGGTCGACTAACTTAACGACTATGTTTGCGTCCGCCATGCTTTTTCATTGCCCCTTCTTGGTCTTTTCTTTGTAAACTATAGTATGCGGCCCACATTCTTAATTCTAGTGTGCTCATATCCATAATCTCTTCTAGTGTGCGACCCAATTTCTCTGCCACCATCATGATGAAACGAAAATCTGGATCGCCTTTTAGTTTCCCTCAAGTTCCAATACTGTTGGGACACTATTATTTAATTTGTTGGCAATCGTTAGTAGAATATTAGGATCAACTTGATTCATTAATGTAATCTTGTCAGTTGCTTTAAAGATAGATTTTCCATCTTCATCTAATGCTTTGTTGATAATACTCATCACCAATGCTTCTACACTTCTGCCTTTTTTAGTTAATTCAACTACTTCTTGTTCTTGTCTTAGATTGGTAATACCTCTATGATAGATATCTACATCCCATTCTTCTACATGAAACTTTTTCATTTCGCCTGCTAATTGTGTTCTGTAGTGTGAGGTTGCTTTTTCTAAAACATTTAGTTTTTTTACTTCTTCCGTCATTTTGCTTTCCTTTTGCTTATTGTGGCCCTAATTGCTTGTTTGGTAAAACCTTTTGGGGCCTGTTTACTATATCCATTTTCTAAACGACCAATGTAAGGAACTGTGTTTGAAACACTCGAACTTCTCTTACGCCAGCCTTTCCGTGCTCGTCCTTTGTCTATAGGTGTTCGTTTTTTAATTTCAGATTGAAGGGTGGTTAAAATCTCAGAACTTTCTTTTAGAACAACGTTCTTAAGATAACCATCAATTTGAACCAATCCTTCAACCCGAATATTAATCATTACTGACCGTATACGCCTGCAGTTAATGCACCTGTTCCTTGGAAAGAAACACTTGCTTCAATTAACCCATCGTATGATGCTGATAATGAATAGCCTGTAGTAATAACAGTTCCACTAAATGCCGCAGTTCCTGCCGCATCTGCGTAGAATTCAATTACTACTGCATCGTCGTTGCTAGGATCTAGTGCAGATGTTACTTCTGCCGCACTTGTGTCATCGTAAACAATGTCCATTGATCCTGTGTAGGACTGTAGTCCCTTTTTATAAGTTCTGTTTGCGTCACCCATTGCTGTAGACTCGACTGCTTCTCTTGAAACATCAATGCTCCAAGATCTAACTTCCGCCACTGCAATAGTTGTGCCTCCAGCAGAACTAACTTTTACTTGGCCGTTTGACCCTTCGTATGTTGCCATTAGTTATCTCCTTGATTGTTGGCTGTGTCTTCAGTATCTGCGTCGAGATCAATTTCGTAATCTTCTTCAGCATATTCTTCTGACTCTTCGTTGTAAACCTCTGCCTCTACTTCGGCTTCTGGTTTGATGATGTCAGCAGTGGCTTCAACACTGGCTGACCATTTTGGTTGTGGATCGTGTGACCAACCCCCATCCAAAAATCTTTGTAATCTTTTAGAGTCAACTATTTTAGTTGCCCCATCTTTGTAGATTGTTATACCACTCATTAGTTTGCTCCTTTAGTATATTTGTATCTAACCTGAACAGTGACCGCCACTTCTCCTAATGGAGCAAGTCTGTCTGCTACCACTATTCTGGTTACTTGTGTAGTCATACTCTTGGAGGTTGTTCCACGAGTTCTGTCTTCGTCAAGAGTTTCTTCAATTCGTTCTACAAGTTCATTTCTTAACTTGTCGATTTCAGTTCCTCTAACAAAGCCTCTTATGGTATAGATAATTGTTCCTTGACGAGTAACACCCATTGAATAGTCTGAACGTTCTTCATCTCCACTTACGATAAGCAGAGCAGGAAATTGTGTAATTGCTAATTTTTCGACATCAAAAGGTTCTCTAGTAACTAAACCTGGTCTAGGATCAGTCATGTTTTTTAAAACGTCAATAATGTCTTTTGCGAAATCTTCTCTTAGGCTCATCTAACTACCTCTGCAATCGCAAGAAGTAACTAGGTTCCTTTTCAGAGTTTTGAACAGATCCGTCACTGTTCAGATCATATTCAACTCCATCTAGTATTACTGCTTGGATTTCTTCTTGATATCTGGACTTGTAATATTCCATTTTAACTTGGAATACATCTAAGTCGGGTTCAAATTTACTTAAGGATGGATAGATATAATATGCTAGGGCACAAAATACAGTTGATCTTGTAAGTTGACTAGGTGTCAAAAGATCTGGATTCATTTCACTGTGATAACCAATAATGGTAATATCATCACGTCCAATTTGTTGTGTTGGAAACCAATGAATACGGAGATATCTCTCTACGTCTGCTTGTGCTTTTGATAAGGCACCATCAAAATCAAAGATGCCAAAGTTTTGGATGTCTGGTTCATATTCCAGGACGTCACTTATATTTGCGAATGTCGCCATGTTCTCTCCTTAAGTCCTACTTAAAGGTTTAATAACAAGTCCTTCTTGTTACTGTTGTATTTAGTCTAAGGCAAGAAAAGGGGAACAAAATCCCCCTTTTCTCACTCGATTTAGTTAATAACCAAATTGATTAGTTAACAGTTGCTTCAGTTAGAACTCTAACACCATGTAGGTCTTGTAGTTCACCAACTGCGTATGTCATTGATCCTACAATTTCAGTAGCACGTAGAGACGCATCTCTTTGTGTTTCAATTGTAATATCTTTCTTTAGACAGTAAGCAATAGCATCAGGGTGCATAATTGCGCCTGAGAAAGCACCAGTTGAGTCACCAGTTACTACTGCTGATTCATACAAGTCTACGCCTGCAATACGACCAACGAAGCCTTCCATTAATGCTTGGTTACCCACGTCACTAAGTGATGGCACGTTTGCCGCACCTGCGTTAGCAAGTGTCTTCTTAAGGTTATACATTTGATTCGGGTGGAATACACCTACGTATGGACCTGTTACAGACTGTGTTCTCATTTTTGCAACAGCCTGGAAGATCAAATCAGCAGTAAGTTCTGGTGGAGTTGCTCCGCCGCCTACTTCTTGACTAAATCCTGAAAACAATGCCGCAATGTCTGTGTCAACCTTTTTAGCAAGACTTTCACCAATGATACGACCAATTGAAGCCGCACTATCGTCATCTGCTGAATCACGTGCTGTGTCAGTTAATGTTACAAGTGCCGCAATTTCGTCTGCGTCATAAGTTTTAGAAGTTGCTGTGATCGCCACGTTAGTTGCGTCAGTGCCTTCACCAGATACTAAAGATCCAGTTGCGATTGTTGGGTAGATACCCACTTTAGCCTGCTTGCCAGGTTGGCCTACAAGGTTAAAGTTTCTTACTAGAGGACGCATGAATCCTCTTTCTTGCATTGTAAATAGTGCGGCCTGTTGGACGTCACTAAACAACGATGCTAGGGTTGTCGATGTTGTTTCGTTTGACATAATAGTCTCCTTTAAATTAACGAAATGAACGTAACATTATGTTACATTCTTATACCTCGTGATTTCATCAGATTCCTATAAACTTCACGATCCTTTGAATCGTTCATGTTTAAGGATGAAACATCTACTTTTCCTGGAGTCTTCCCTGTTTGGTTAGCAACATTACTTTGTGTTCCACTTCCACTTGGTCCACTTTGAACAAAGTGTGGTGATTGATTTAGAAATTCACTTACTAAATCGTCTACACCCATTGCCGTGCCGTTATCGGTATAACGCACATTGCCTTCTGCATCTGTCACTTCAACTTCGCCTGTTTGACTTAGACGAATATTGTTTTTAAGCAATGAAGCCACTTGTTGTGGATTTACTGCTCTTTTAGTGCTTGCCGCATTTAACAATGCCCCATCAACTTTGATAGAATGTAATTCAGTTTGAAGTTGTTGAATAGCAGAGTCTTTTTTGCCTACGGTCTCTTTAAGAACTTTTTCAAATTCTCCACGAGCCTTTTGGCCTTCTAATTCTTCTGCTTCCTTTGCTTCCATCATTTGACGGTAAGCATTAACATCAACTCCTTCAAATTGTTTATGGATTTTCTTTTTCTCACGATCAAGTCTATCCTTTACAATTCTGTCAAGTTCATCTTGACTAAAGGTCTTCGTTGTTTCCTCCTGGCTTTCTGCTGTGAAATCACCTTGTTCAGCAGTAGGTTGTCCAGTAACCTGTTCTTCGTTTTGAACTGCTTCGTTCATCTTCGTTCCTCCTTGTTATGGTTAGAAGTCACCCAATCCCCTCATCACTGAGTAAAACTTTGTGTAACATTATTTAGTCACATACCTAAAATAGATGCCTAAAACGGTTATTTACCGCCTCGTCTTCCGCCTCTTTTTTTAGTTTTCTTTTTCTTCTTCATTGCCATGTTATGCCCCCTTTGTTTATCCTCGATAGATAACGTCACTTATTTCGCCACGTCTTTGTCTAACAAGATGATAAATTTTTAAAAGATGTTTTCGTGCTCGCCTACCAGCAGTTGCATTCCATTGTTTCATAAACTTT